AGACGTAGCGGATCGCAGCCATACGGCCGTTTTCTGCAATGGCGACACCGTTGTAGGCGACAGTCTCGATGTAGGAGACCGAGCCGCCGGGCCGGCGCATTTCCATGCTGTAGAAGCCAGCGTTCACAAGCGCGTCGGCTTCGCGGGGGAGCGCTACCTGTTGGTGCTTCGAGATCAGCGCGCCGTCGGTAAGCAGGAGACCAAGGTCGTCGCCTGCATCCTGGTCGAGCTCGCTGTTCAAGTACACGTCGACGCCTCCCAGGCTGGCAATGTACGCCCCTGCGGTAGCGTTCGCGATCAAGCCCTGAATCTGCGGAGCCATCTGGACAGCGCCACCGAGAGACAGCGCGTCGTCGGCGAGGTCCTTCGCGCCCTTGACGGTAACGAGAGCCATGGCACGCCCGGAAGCCGCGCCGCGGTTCTTCAGGTCCATGATGCCCTCGTTCAGCGCGCTCCAGGTCAGCGGGACGCCGGTCGAGCCGATGGTGTTGGTCGCGGACGAAGCGAGCGCGGCGATCTGGTCGACGAGGCTGTTCATCCAAAGGCGGGTGCCTTCGTATGCGAGCATGACCTCGACGTCCGGACCGATCTCGCCCATGAGGAGACCTTCCTGCAAGGAGCGAGCGTAGTCGCTGATCTCGCGGGTAAAGGCGCGCCGGGCGGGCGTCACGGTGACGTTGGTCGTCGAGAAGTTGGTCGGGCTTGCTTCGTTGCCTTCGGTCTCGGCGGCGAGCTTCCCGCTACCCAGGTTTGCGAACGTGACGCCGTAGCCGTATGCGCCGAGCATCTGACCGACGCCCGCGTCGCGCGCAAGCATCGCCTGCATGACCGGATGGGCCGCGGCTTCCATGTTCTTGTTCGCTTCGGTCAGCGCGGCCATAATGCCGCGAGCGGTCGAAGCGTTGTTTCCGTCACCGATCCCGCTCTGGGAGTACCATGCACCTGCAGCCATTGTCTCATCCGTGGCTTGCGCGCTTAGTACCCGTTTGACGCCCGGCGGCGTGCGCTTGTCTCTTCCTTACAGGAACGGCTCGCGAACGTCAACCGCCGCGAGCGGCTCGCAAGACGTCCGCGAGCGTGGCGTCCGGCGGGAGTGCGTTCAATCGGTCGTTGACCGAGGAGCTCGCCTTTCGCGTTGCGCCCTTGTCCACCCGCGGCGGCTGCCTCGAGGTCGGAGCCGGAGCCGGAGCGGCCGCGGGAGCGTCGGGCATGTAACCAAGCAAGATCCGCGGGATGTCGACCTTCGGCGCTTCTTCGGGGTTGGCGACGTGTGCCGCGTGTGCCTCGAGGGTTTGCTTCCACCACATCGCCGGGCTCTTGCCTCGAGCGTCTTCGGGCTGTGCTTCCCAGGCTTGGCGGACCGCGACCCGTCCCAGGTCGTCACGAATGCCCGCGTCGACGAGCGACAAGTCTTCTTGATGACGAGACGCGAGCGCGGCGACCTCTGTCGCGGCGTGTGTCTTGAGTCCGTCGAGCTGTGTTTTGTACGCGGTTTGCAACGTGTGAAGCTGTCGACCCAGCTCGGCGAGCTCTTCGCGGGCTTGGTTGCGTTGGTCGATCGCGCTCTTGAAGCGGTCATAGGGAACGCGGCCGCGGCTTGACCCGTAGTCGTCGACGTCGTCGGCGTCGCTGTGGCGAGACAAAGCAGACGAGACGGCGCGTGACACGCGCTCGGCGATAGTGTCTGGGTTCTCTTCACTCATTGTTGTTTGTTTCCTCTTCTTCGTCGACAGCGCCCAACGCGTCGGAGACCTCTCCGCGGAAGAGCACGCCGTAGGGTTCTTCATTCAGCTCGACGCCGACAAGGTCAGCACGGTTTGACATCGCCGCCACACGCCGAAGAACTTCGGAGTCGAGGCGACGAAGCTCCGGGTACGTCTTCGCGATCAAGCTGTCGAGAGCTTGTTGTTCGTATGCGAGCGGCTCGCCTCCGGTCTTCTCGAAGCCGACCGGCAAGCCGAGCCCGCTCATCGCTGTCAGCTCGTAATCTCGTATGGCTCGGCCCACGGCTTCCATGTCGGCCGCCGGGCTGTCCTGCCAATGCGAGCCCGGACGGTCTGGGTCGACGTCGACCCACTGCAGGATGGTCTCCGGTCCCGTCTGAAAGCCAGACTGTCCGCTGTCGGCGTCGGAGTCCATTCCGACGAGAGCCAAGCCGCGGACGTTTCGTTGTGGGTGCCCGGCGTCGCGGATGCCGGCTAGCCAGTGCGTGTACAGCGTGCAGACCGAAAGCGTCGTCTGGACAAGCGGATCGGTCGCGTAGGGATGCCGCGTGTCGCCGACTACGACGAGCCGATGGAACGGCGTCCCGTCGCTGTACCTCCACCAATAGTCGTCCCCGGTGAAGGTCTGGCCGTGCAGGTCCGCTGTCACGTCTTGCCCGTTGATCTCCGTCCGGAAGCTCGGCGCGTCGAGGTCTGTCAGGTCGTAGACATCGACCGCGAGCTCTTGCCGCCCGTCGACAATGCGGACGCGCTCGTGACGGATAACGGTCGGCTCCATCGGGTCGTGCGAATGGTATTCGAGGTGGAGCGCGTCGGGCTTGACGACCTCGAGGTAGACTTCGCGAGCCCGCTCGCTGTAGCCAATCAGAAGACCCGCGTAGCCCGCGCCGAGCCGATACTTGTACGCTTCCCGAGCTGCCGAGATGAGCGTCGACGGCATCGGACGGCCTCCGGCTTCGCTGTACAGATCGACCGTAGTCCGCGCGGACTCGTCGCCGAGCAAGGTCGCGAGCTCGGCCGACAACCCATCGACGAGCGGGACCGGCGTGTCGTGCGCGCGGTTGATCCTGCGGACGTACCCGAGAAGCGTGTTCCGCGTCATGTCCAAGGGACCGAGCATCGTCGCACGGTTCCCGAGCTCGGCTTTCGCACGGTCGAGGACATCCTCGAAGTGCCCACCGTCGAGGATACGAACCGCGAGCTCGACCTGTTGCGCGGGCGTTCTTGCGCGCCATCCTTTGTAGCGAAACACGGGCGGCTCCTGTCAGTGTGCGACGCCTTCGGACATCGGGACGGCAATATACCGCAGCGCGTCGATAGCGTGTTTCCAAGGGTCTGTCGGGCTCGTCGACCCGTTCCACTCGTTGAGCGAGTCTATCAAGCCGTGACAGCTCGGGTCCACCGTGAATCGCGGCGGGTCCGAAACCATCATGCGGTGAAGTACCTCCGCGCCCTCCCACACGCTTTGGCTGTACTTCCGCGGCGTCTTCATAAAACGAAGCGGCTTCGGGACCTTCTCGGTCCAGCCGCGCACGCGTGTGTCGAAGCCGAGCACTTCCGCGATCGAAGCCTTCAATCTTGTGTTGCTCTTCTTCCCGCCGCGCCGGTCTCCGTGGTGCGCACGGTCCCCGACCCATTGGTCGACGTCGTCGAGCGTAAAGCCTCGACCCGAGAGCATGTCGAGGATGGCGCGCGCGTCGTCTCGGCTCTCGGTCCGGCCTTGCCCGCTCCACTCGGCGAGGACATGCACCGCCGAGTAAAGCCCGCGGCCGCCACACGCCGCGAGCACGACGCGTTGGCTTCCGGGCTTCGAGCCGTGGTCGATTCCAATCCCGAGCCGCCAACCTGCAAGCGAGGACAACGACCGCTCGACGATGAGCCCGCCACGCCACGCCGAGAAGTACGCCGCGTCTCGCTTCGGCGTCCGGCTTCGGCCCATCCTCATGTCGGCTTCGACCTTCGACAAGCCGAGCTCGAAGTGTTCGATTTCTTGCGCGCCCATCCAAGGCAGATCGACAAGACCGCCGCGCGGCGTGACGGCGTCGAGCGTCAAGGGAACGTGGATTTCATCGGCCCACGGTCGGCCCGGGTCGTCGACAAGGTCCCACAGGTAGTCGACCCGCGCGGCCGTCCCAAGCGTCGGCGTGAAGGCTTGGAACATTCGCCCGTCGCGACCCAGGAGCCGCGGCCACAGCTCGTTGTAGACCGGTTCGGGAAGCGGCTCGTCGGTAATGACGACATCAGCTCTCGGGCCGGCGAGGTTCTGGGCCTTGAAGGTCCCAAGCCGAAGCTCGCCGCCCGCGCCCGGGCCGCGGACGATGTCGAAGACCTGCAGCCGCTGACCCTTCATGCCGCCGGCTTCGTACCGGACGCCAGCGCGAAGCCACCCGCGAAGGCGACCCGACATCATATAGCGGATCGTTGATCCGAGCTGGGACCACGTATTGCCCGCCAAGATGACGACCTGTGGCCCGGGTCGTTGCCAATGAAGCGAGCCCTCGATCGCGCGCGTCGCGAGCTCGGCGAGCCCGCGGCTCTTCCCGATGCCATTCGCGCCCCACAAGACCGTCAGCTTGTGCGGGCTGTCGAAGAGCTTCCGCTGTGGGTTCGTCCATCGGTCCGTGTGGCCGACCTGTTGACGGCGCTCGGTCCGATGGTCGAGGAGAAGGGCCCGCGTCATTGCGCCCGCCGAGCATCGATGCCCAGGTTCGTCGGCGCGTGACGAGCGGCGACGAGCGAGAGCTGTCCCGGCGCGGTCACAGGAGCCTCCCTTGTCGGTCGTCGTCGTCTTTCTGCCGATGTCCAGCGCGAAGCGTGAACCCGTCAGCAGCGGCGCGGAGCCTGCGTTCTGCGATGTCGTGGTAATGCTGCGTAAGCTCACAACCGACGAAGCGGTAGCCCTCAAGCAACGCGGCGACACCTGTGGTCCCCGAACCTGCAAAGGGGTCAAGCACGACGCCGCCCGGCGCGACAATCCGCACGATCTGTCGCATGACCTCCGTAGGTTTGCCCGTCATATGGTGCTTGTCGTGCTGCTTGACAGCTTCGCGAACGACACCCGGAAGGCAACCGACGCCGCGCTCAACAGCAAAGGGTCCAGCGCTGCCCCAGACGACGTACTCGGCCTGCGCCCTGAATCTCCCCTTCTGCGGGCGTGCGGCCTCTGTTTTGTCCCAGGGAACAACGCCGCGCCAGACCCAGCCGCCCGCCTGCAACAAGTCGCAGGTTTCCGGTAGCTGTCGCCAGTCGCAAAACACAGCGATCGGCGCGCCGGGCTTGGCAATCCGCAGACATTCGGACAACCAAAGCGCGCACCAATAGCGGAACCCGCGCTGGTCTCTGTTGTCTCCGGTGAAGTCCTCGAACCGTCCGCGGTACTCCGTCCTTGTGTACTTGTCGTCCGTGCGGCCGGTCCTGTCGCCGCGAACCATTCCGCCCGAACTGTAAGGCGGGTCTGTAACAACGCCGTCAACGCTGGCCGGTGGCATCGCTGCCAGTGTCGCCAACGCTTCGCCGCGATGAAGACGCCATCGGGTCATGACTTCACCTCGCGCGGGCGCAACCCAGAAACCGCGCCCGCTCGGTAGCGGGTGGGCAAACCTGGCACGGATTGCCACCCCCTCACGACGCCACCGCGAGCCGGAGCTGTCCACCCTCGACGACGAGCCGGTAGCCGTGACGGGTGAGCCATTCGTGAACGTACAGCTCAAGGTCTTCGTCGGTCGCCGCTTGTGCGTCGTCGCGCACGCGCTGGTTCCATTCCTCGGGCGTCATGTCGGCCGCGGTGATCGTGCCACGCTCGGCGGCTTTCAACAGGTCGAGCTCTTGGCCCGCCTTCATGACCGCGCGCAAGCTCTGGACATAGGCCACGCTCCCGGGCGCGGCGCTGTCGACGCCGTCTTGTGCGTGAGACAAAACCCACTCGGCGCGCTCTTTGGCTGACAAGCCGACAATCCCCGCGGCGCGGGCGTTCTTG